ATATCCTTGATAACGATACGCTTCTGATCAACCTCCGAGATCGCTATCTTACTGTCTATCGATACTTTCAGTTCCATGTTTTTTCTCGTGTCAAACTGTGGTAACACGGTGTTGAGTATTAATACTCTGTCTTTCAATGTTAAATTCATCTTCTTATTCTATATATAATAAACCTGTTGCACTATCCCATTTTACATTATATTTTGTTCCAGATGTATCTAAATCATTAATCTGGGTTAACGTTGGTAAGAAACTTGCTTTTACACAAGTCCTAAATACCCATGAGGCATCAGATTTAAAATGTCTGACAAAAAAACTTATTTCCCGATAAGCCGTTGCATCAGGATTGTATTTCATTACAATAAATTTTCCGATATTACCTAAAATACCTTGATAAGTTCTTTGAATTTCCATACCTTGAGCTTCTCTTGCTGCAAACAGATTAACATAGTTATTATTCCACGATTTGTCGGTTAAATAAATGCTTGAAAAATTAGATGTGCCTCCATTGAGACTTATAGCATTTAACATTCTAACATTAACATCTCCACTTTGGTCAACTCTAAAATCTGCACTTTCTGGAACTAAACCTCCAGCCCAAAATCTTATAGAACTATTAGATGTGCCATATCCTGTAATCCCAGCTTGTCCATTTCTTAATAAAATGGCATCATTTGCTGTAATAGTCCCATTTGAAATCACGTTACCTGAGCTATCAACGCTAAATGTCGGATCAGTGGGTGGTTGCCCTTTCGCCCCGGCTGTTCCTCCCGACCAAATACGGATTGTACCAGACGCCGACATTCCACCTGTGCTTCCAAAAGCGATCGCACCCGTAGTTATGAGTCCGCCATTGATCTCCGTTATTGTATTGTCATATTTTGAGGCAAGAACCCATTTAGAACCGCTATATCTATAGATATTCTCCCCATCCACCCATAAGTCATTTGTCCGCATACCCGATGTTGGAGCCGTCGTTTGATAAAATACCCTTGCCTTGTTATTTGCAGTCAATTGGGCGTTGTTGGCTACATTTGACGCATTCTCTGCATCCGTCAGGGCATCATTTACCCCATCATACAACGGTTGAAGGTTAGGACGGTCGGAAATGTTATTATAACCGGATGTTCCGGATTTGAATATCACAGGTCCGGTTATAGTCCCATTCACCAGATCAATCACCAATCGGGCTAACTTGTCCTTTATCAATCCTGTCGTGATCGTCTGGCCGGCAATCTCAGTGTATCCATAATTCGGAAGCCAAGAGCGTACGCCATCCTCCGGAGTATTGAGCACCCCTACCCAGAAATGATAGAACCCTGTTTCATCCTCTAACTTTATCTGCCGTTCACTGACATATATTGAGCCATTTGTTCCTTCTTTTGGACATTTGGCATAAACATAATAGGCAAGCGAATTATTCAGCCGGAAAGAAGCCGCCGGAATAGCCCATTCACGGATTTCCTCGCTAACGGTAAAGTGTACTAACTTTCCTGTCGTATTCTTGAAATAGTTGGCATCATTGTCCGCATTCGGAATAAACTTCATCCCTATAAGCTCCATCTGCTGGGAATTGGTGCCGACGATAAGTTGAGCCGTATGCACGGCCAACGGCTTGATAAGTTCAGTGAAATAATCCCCTTCCGGGTCAAACATCATGCCCAAAGTTTCCATCACGTCCCGCCATGAGCGTTTCGTATGTTCCCGAACCGGCTTAACCGCATCCTCAATCTCTTCCGGCACTTTATTCACATCATCCACCAGATCCTTAAAACCATTCGATTCAAGGAAATCGGACAAGGTAAGTTCATACCGGTATGAAGGTGTACCGTCTTTCTCGATATACCTTTTTATTTTGGTAACACGAATCTCTCGATCGATATCCAACTGTTCAGAATATACGCCAACCATCTGGCCACAGGCGATAAAGATATTTTGCAAACGAAAAACAATTTCATCACATTTTCCTCGTAACTGGATGCGTTTCTCGCACTTGCCATCCAACCATGTTTGCGCCTCTTCCTGTAGCTGTAATGAAGCGTTATCCCTGTAGCTTTGCGGCATTTTCAGGCCGGTAAGGATAAACTTGTCACCGACAGAAAAATTAATGTCACCGGGAACTTTCAAGGCGTTTTCCTGGTCATTCTGCTTTAGTTTGAACTGTTTCAAGTCATTGTCCCAACTGTCTTCAACGATTGCAAGGTCATAGCCAGCCAAGCCGCCATCCTGGAATGTAACGATCACTTCCACCCCGTCCAACAGGCAATCGGTAAGATTGAAATCCATACCGGCAGCTCTCAGAGTGTAATCGTCGATCTTTTCTGTTACGGCAAACTCTCCTTTCGGAAAGATATGGTCGAATTGCATGGACTTTTCTATCCGGCCGTACTTCTCTACATTCTTTTCGATAGAAAGCAGACCATCAGGCAGAAGAAGATAATCCGCGCCATAATCGGGACCGAGATTCTTATCTGAACCGTATGGATAAAAAACCGTCACAGGTGGCGTATCATCAACAGCGGACACTTCCAGTTCGGTAAAACCCATTCCTTCGCCCTGTGCCAAGACAAGGCCGTTGCTTGAATACTCCCTCCTGCCGATATTTATTGTCTGGCCGGATATCCAGTATTCCGTATCCAATTCTTTAATGAGTTCGTCTAGTACCGTCCCGACTTTCTTATCTTTGAAAGAAAGGGTAATCATCCGGGATTCGATACAGGATCCGGCCACCCAACCAGATCCTGTACGGTTCATGTTTTTGACAAATAGGGTTAGCCAGTCACGGGCGATACCGGTGTAATAGTCGAAGTTCTTTTTCCGCTCCGGTGTACCATGAAGGAAAAACTCTGCATCCAAAAGGTCATACCGACTTGAATAGAACTGAACGGTATATTCCCAACCAAGAGATGTCTCCCTTTTCGTCACCTTCTCGTTATGCCGGACCTTGTATTTTGTCCCTTCAAAGTCTATATAGTCGTTGATCTGAAGCTCTACCACATTACGGGAAAGAAAATTCAGGATAAGAGTGTCCTCTCCCATGATCTCTTCGACCGTATAACTGTTATCTTTCAGATAAACGTCACAAACTACCGTATTTCCGCGCTTTATTTCCATACTGCTAAATAACCTACTTATTTTTAGGCAATAAAAAACACGGCAACCGGATATATGACATTTTACCGGTTGTCGTGTTTTAATATATAAGGTAGATGTTCTGTTTATGGTAGATTTCTAAAGCGCAAGTCCACACGCGCCAAAAGTCGTAGACAACGCTGCAATCTCACACCAGAACATCGGCTTCGTTGATACAAAGTCCTGCCATATATTACCACTCAACCGTTTACTCATGCCTATTACCGTGTAAACGATAAAAGCCAGCCACACCGGAATAAGAACCCACCAGAAAGACGTGCAGCCAACCCATAGCTGAGAAGAAAGCAACGTCAATGCCGCCGATCCACAATGAATGCGGTTTATCCAAGTGTCTTTGAAATCAGGAGCCAAACCGACACCAATCAAACCGATACAGGCTGCGATCGCCAGCAACCGCATAGTAAAGGTTGTACTCATTTCCCAAATGACCGGGAATAGGAACATAGCCGTCAGTGCCATGCTTGCTCCAAAGATCAATTTATGATCAAGAGTATAATACGTCGCACTAATTGAGTACGGTACACCTTTTGCCTTTATACAAACTGCTGCCGTATAAACTGCTATAACCAAAAAAGAAATAATTAATAATAACATGATTTTCAAACTTTAATGTTTAACTTTGTTTCCGGAGACCCTCGGTCCCCTAATTTTCTTTTTTTTACAGCCTCCAATCTGTGATAGCCTGGAGGCTGTTTTATTATTCTTTCGCCACCGAACATTTTATATCTCCATTTGTTTTAAAAGAAAATACCCAACCTGGGGTTGGCGATTATCAATAATTTTTTCTGAATATACATTTGCTGTCTTTCTGCTGTGACAGCCCAAAGACAGTGTCACTAATTTATTAATACGGCCTTGCAGACGGAGTGAAGTTTGATGTCCAACGGGCAATATTACTGATGCGAAACTCGTCAATCATACCGTTCAGATACAATCCATAATCTCGATATTTTCCGATCATTAAAGAACTATAGTACCCTGAAACCATCGTTGATGTGAAACCAGACGCATACACTCCATTTACATACACTTTCCAATATCGAGATTGTGACCTGACGATCGCAAGATGAACCCACTGATCCCGTGGCATCGTAAAATAGCATATTGCATCCCCTCGGGTTCCACCATACTGCAGTCCAAAGAAAATGCGTCCGTCAGATTCCTCCATTATATCAAAGCTGTAACTTCCATAAGCAACGCCTTTTGACATTATACCGTTTTTCACACCACTTTTCAGTTTAATCCAAAAATCGACGGTATAGTTTGGATATAGGGACTCGTTTATGGCATTCGTTCCACTTATCTTTACATACCCGTTTCCTGAAAACGAAACGCAATTCTTGAATTTTCCCACTACATAGGACATATTACTACCAACATAAGGCTTGCCTGAGGCTTCATCTTTCAATGATCCATCAAAATGTAGCAACAGCAAAGTATTCCTGTCTACTTTCTTCCGTCCCATCATCGATCTTATCATACCAACCTCCTTTCCGCCGAAAGTCGGTCAGATACTTGAGTTAAGAGGTGTTTACCCCCCCCCATTAACATTTGTAAACAATTATTTCTCATGACTTTATCTCCTATTTTTTAGTCGTTAATATCTTGTTTCATCTTTTTCAACGGCAGATCATTCTTCGTAAGCCCAATAGCGGATCAGGACAGTGCCATCACCGCCGTTACCGTAAGTACCACAACCGCCACCACCGTAACCGCCACTTTTTCTATTGCCATTTCCAGTTCCGCATCCTTTGTCGTAATCGGATTCTCCACCCATGCCCCCATTTATATTTCTGTCTGAACCACCACCTCCGGCATTTCGTTTCCCAGTAGGTTCGCCAAAATCGCGGGTTGTATGCCTTTGACCCTTTCCTCCGCCATATAGGGAACCAGCTGGATAGAGAGAGCCATTTTCATTGCGGCTGCCGATTCCGTTAGATCCATCAGAACCCGCTTTAGCCGTATCTGAATCATCTCCTGCTCCGCCACTTCCGCCGTTGCCACCAGTATATGCTCCGGCATTACTTCCGCCTGGATAACCATTACCCGCACCATTTCCGCCATTAGCTCTATAACTTGAATTTAAGAATTGAGAGTATCCACCGTTGGGGGCAACTTCAGAATACCCTCCAATTCCTCCTTTCCCAACTGTTATCGGAATTGACTGACCCGGTGCAACAGAGATAGCATCACCGTCTCTCCATCCGGATGTATCTTTTTTGAAGGTTTTAGTATAGCCGCCACCTCCACCGCTTCCATTATGTCCTGCACCCCCTCCTCCGACAAGAAACACATCAACCTCCCTACATCCTTTAGGTACGATCCAGGTATAATTCCCGGCAGGATAGAACCTCTTGGTGAACAACTGCAACTTCTTCCGTCCCATCATCGACCGTCTCATCTACGCCCTCCTTTCTTACGATAAGAGGTCGTAACTTCTTTATTTAGAGAGCATTTTACCCCCCCCCCGTTTAACTTTTAATAACATAACCTGTTTCATTGCTTTACCTCCTGTACAATTGTGGGCAAGTCTTTCAAGTCGTTCGGATAACCTGTAACGGTTGTCAGAATGCAGAGATAGATCACACCGTATTGTTTATAATATTTGTCTTTCTCGAATGCCATACCCTGCACGTATGGAATAGGATCATCAAGCGTGCCTGCGTGCTCATCTTCAACGATCTTATACAGTGAAGCAGTTTCTATGCCCGGTTTCCAGTCGGCTTGCAGCTTGTGCTTTTGTATCACTTCAAACAAAGTGTCGCTTTCTCCTTCCACTACTCGAAGCCGGAAGCCTATTTCAACTTCCTTGCCAAACTCTGCATCTTTCTCACCCCAAATGGGGAATAAGACCTGCATCTCCAACGCTTGGCTGGCTGTGAGAGACACGCTGTTCATCATCGCACGGGCAAAGGTCACTGCCTGCGCTTCCGGGGATTTAGCGATTGCCTTATCTGCTTTAGTTTGCAAGGCTGCCGTTGTTGTATGGATCATTTCAGGATAGCCTTTTACCACGATAGCTTCGACCTCCTCGGCTGTTTGGGCGGCATCGATACGGGATAGCAAGCCGTCTGTCACCTTGGCGCACTGCTCCGAATAGTCCGCTATTTCGTCAAGAGCAACCGTTAAGATATTCGAGGCGTAAAGATGACCGCCTACTTCGACTTCTTCCTGCCGGCCACACTTATCCTTCACTTGCAGGGTGTTCGAGACATATGCGTCCTGTTCATCAATATAATAATGATGGATGTCTTTGTCGTAGATTTCCTGCCGTTTGGCATCACGGGCACGCCAGAGCTTTTCTTCCGGTGCCGGTTCGGGTTCCGGAGTGAGTTCCTTCCGCCAACATTCCAGCGGACTTGCCTCCGGATGGTCAGTGTGGAACTGTTCCTGTTCGGCATCTAACAAGAGATATGCGCCGTCGTTATATTCTTCTTCCATTGTGCCTACCTTGTAGGAGTCAGGAAGGGGAGCGTCGGTCTCCCAGAATTGGATTTCTTTTTGGATGTATAGCATAATCAATTTAATTTTAATCCTTTACCGCCATTGTATAATTGATTTATCTCACTTCTGGATAATATGCGTTCAAATATGGAGACTTCACATATAAGTCCATTATATGATCGTTCGGTTACTGATGTGAAAAATATATCATCCAGACCTATGTAGAAGTGAGAACCTTCGTAGAATGGATCATTTATTGTCTTAACAAGTGTAGCATTTTCGTAAACACTCATCGTGTTATTATCGTAAGTTACCACATAATGACACCAAACATTGAATTTATTGGTTGTAATATTAATTCCATCATTAATATTTTGAATGTTCTTATACCTCATTTCAAGTCCATATCCTTCTCCGTCTTTTATTCGGCTTACTATAATTCCTCCGTATCGGTCTACTGATTCGTTATACTTTTTAGCCCACAGGGAAATACTATATACGTTTTTCTTTACATATCCCGTTGTCGGTATCCTAATTCCAGAACCGTTTATAAAATACGCAGATTTATTTCCTGTAAAAATGCTATCGTCTTTCCATTGTACATTGTTTTTTAGCTCGCCTAATACCCCATTGACACATTCATACGAATCACCGTTCAATGGAAAGTAATACTTAGCATTCCACTGATTGGAAAAATCGGATTCGGTATCTTTTCCCGTCATCACCCGTCTCTTCATCTTTCACCTCCTTTCCTTTTTACACCCTTACAACCATAATCCCGTGTTCTTTCTTAATCGAAACGCCAGCTGTCTTGCCGGCTTCAATCTCAATGCTTGCCTCGTCCGACTGCCAGCCTGAACCGTTCGGGATGGGCTGGGTAATGGTAGAGCCTGTGTTGTTCTTAATCGACAAATAGAACTCCTGCATCTCCGGGACACTGTTTATGTCGGCAAAGTTGATGGCTGCCGGGTTGTTTGCTGCGTAGGCAAATCGTAAGTTATACGGCGAAGAGGGAAGCTGCCCGATGTTGGATACGTCGATGTATTCCTTCAGGCGGAGTGAATCGGTTACCTTCTGCTTCTCCTCGTTGCTGTAATTATTATCCGTATGGACATACGCGGCATCCTTGACCGTGTGGTCGTCATTCTGAAGCTGGGAGAGCTTGGTCGGGATGCTGTTCTGAACATTCGCGATGCTCTGATTCAGCCCGGCGATAATCCCTTGCAACGTCTGTGTGTCCTCCACGCTGGCAAGGAAGGCAATGATCTCGTTGAACGATTCGATGGCACTCGATGCGTCACCCGAAACGAGCGTGTTGACTTGCTGCTGCAAGGCTGTCAGCGCGTTCCTGATTTCCGTGTCGTCGTAGCTTTCCCCGTCCTGTCCTTCGGCTACCACCCCCGTATCTTCTTCGCCTATTTTCCAATGCTTGGTTTCCGGATCGATCGAAGGAACCGGGGCATCGTTTCCCCGAAGGTTCGGGGTGTCGAACTTACCTTCAGCCGTCGTGATCGTCAGGATATAGGTCGTGGCATCATTCGTTTTAACCGTGACCTTCACCTCCTGCATGACGGCCGGCAGCTGGGCAAACGTATGAACGCCATCAGCCAGCTTCATGTTGAATTTACCGTTTTCCAAACGTTCAAATAACCAGACTGATGCAGGATAGACGGTTACGTTATCGGCCCATTCGGCGGTCGTCTGTTCGATCTGTTGATAAATAAATGCACCTTTCTTACTCATTGCTCAAATATCCTTGTTTTATCGTTCGTACTGATTCATTGTAATAATTGGCTCCTGTCAGATAAACATTACCGGGCAAGGCTGTACCGCTGCCGGATTCCTTCCACGAAGCTTTTCCCCCGGCAAGATCATAAAGCCGGTAGAACACATATTCTCCTTCTTCCGCTACACGTACTTCATCGCCGATACGAAAATTGATGGTTGTACCGTCGGTATTGACATAGCTCAATGTATTTTCGTCCGGGATAGCCTCTAACGTCGGGATCTCCGGTTTGTTCTTGATGTAGTTCTTATTGACAGGATCGATAACGTTCCAGTCGGGTTGCAGTCCACTGATGACTCCTTCGGCGGCTTCGGCTGCACGATTGGCGCGGTCGGCGGCTGTGTTGGCCTTGCCGGTTGCGACTATGGCATCTTCCTTTGCCGTATTAGCAGCCAAAGCTGCCGTATCCGCCAGTCCTGCCTTTTCATTGGCCAGAGTAGCGGCAGCTTTGGCTGTATTTGCCGCCTTGTCTGCATTTTCTTTTGCCGTGTTTGCGGCTAAAGCTGCATCCGTCGCCGATTTTGTAGCAGTCTCGGCAGAAGCTATGGTATCATCCGCACGCTCTACAGCCGCATCAGCATTTTCGGCGGCAGTTGTAGCCGAGGATGCTGCTTCATTCGCTTTATCCGTTGCGGTATTGGCATTTATTGTTGCCGTGTCAGCCTTTCCTGCGGCATCATTGGCCTTTCCTGCGGCTATATTGGCTTCAACAGTTGCTTTATCTGCTTCTTCCTTTGCCATATTGGCTGAAGCTGCGGCGGTATCGGCATTCTCGGCTGCGGTATTGGCTATACCGGCTTTTTCCTCCGCCAATGCAGCGGCAGCAACAGCCAATTTGGTCGCTGCATTAGCATCTCCGGCAGATTGAGTTGCTTGACCAGCTGCGGCATTTGCTAAAGCTGCGGCATCATTTGCAGCCTTGGTTGCCGCCTCTGCGCTCACTTTTGCGGTGTTTACATTCGATATAGCAGTATTAGCTTCCTCCTTAATTTGGGACATCTGTTCACGAACCTCTTTTGCCGCATCCGTTGCCGGCTTCATAAGTTCGGCCTTATCAGTCTCTGTCAGATCAGAAAAATGCAGTTTCAATTGATCCACTTCTGCTGGTGTCAGATCGGAAAACTTCATTTTCAATTCTTCACGGTCGAAAATATCCACGTATGCACTATCCGGCTCACCTTCGTATTTCATTTGAAGTGTACCGTTCAACTTTCGAAAAACCGGCTTCTCTCCTTTCGGCCCACGAATTTTCTCAATTTCCAACAGATTCTGCCAAGCACCATTAGCTCCTTGTTTCCAAAGGATGTATTTATCGTTTATCCCTAAAAACGCACTAAGGCCGGGATCGCCCTGTTTACCTTTCATTGCAGAGGGCAAAGCACGCTTAGGTCTCCCACCCTGAATGATCAGGATCATATCATTATCGGTTATTGTTCCGGCTGCCGGAAGCAAATTAGCCCTGATTATTTCAAATTCTTCTGCCATATCAATTGAAAACTATTATTCTACCTTGCTCGTCTGCCAATAACCCCAAATCCGGATCCTTCAGCACACGGTAACGAACATCACCGCCAGCATCTATCCAACTCACTACGGGAACAACAACAGAAATAGTGAATCTTGCTCCTATCCGGTTCTCCTGCCAGACTTCCACAGAAAAGGACGGGCAATCAGTATAGTACACCTGAATGATACCATCCAACGTCTTAATATATAATTCCTGATTTCCTACACCGGATATCTGGCTAAAGAATGCCCGATAGTTATTCAGAAACTCTTCCACACTGCCGGCCAACATCCAAAGGGACAGTTTTATTTCCCTATGCTGGGTTTTGATTGTCGAAAGGTCTACCGTACGGCCATCGGTGAACGGCGCCTTAACCGCAGGATATTTCAAGATGTCCTCCTGGTTATCGTCCGATCCTATACCGAAGTCTGCAAAGTCTATCCCATTAATCGCATACTGCCCGCGAAGCCCGATACCGCCGGCCGGAGTTGCCGGATAAATGGCATGATTGTCCTCGACAAAAGAAAGTTCAAACACAGATACGTTCTCCCCTGCATTAAATGGCACAGGCTGTTCGTGAGAAGAGCAGACATTGAAGCGTAAGCGGTTGGTCATACCGGCAATAAGATTGAATTCCCGATAGCCCGGTGCGGACAGATCAGCAACAAACTTTCTATACCCAGACCAGAACTGCTCAAGCGTTTCTGCCTTCATGAGGAATTTCAACTTGACGGTCTTAGGTTCGAACTCCACAACCGACAGATCGGGATCGATCCCGTCGGCTTCCGCCCAGTTGTTATATTTGACTGCCTTACGTTTGGGGTATTTCAGAAGATCATCAAAAGAACCTTCCAATAATTTACATCCCCATTCAGTATATACGTCTTTTCCATCTATTGTCATAATACACGTGCTGTATGGTCTTTATGAGTTATTACCTTACCGCCAGCGTTCTTTACGAACACCACGGCATAGTTACTCGCATGGATCTCGGCTTCCGCCCCGTGCATCAGGATCACGTTGTAGCGGCCGATCGTATCAAAATGAAGGATTGCCTTGGAACCGGCCAGGAATACCTTCACCGGATTCGTCAGTTTCACGTCCGTATCGATATAGATTCTCATGCTTTCGGCCTTCTTGCCCCGGAACTCCCGTAATTGTTCCATAGACGGGAAATTATTCTTCGTGCAGAACTCCGTACCCTGCGGTGTCAGCAGAAGGCGCATAAGCTCTTCTTTGTTTTCCGTGCCATGCAACAACCGGCAGGCACCTAACCGGTTTGCTATCTCAAAAAACTCTTTATCCATAATGCTACATTTTTACTTTTACGTTAATAGTACCTTCCAAGGCATCAACCGTGCCTCTGGTGTTCTCCGATATCTTACCGGCAACCTCTTTGATCTCTCTCGTATTCTCGGCGATCCGATCGGTATTCTTTTCCACTTTATCTGATAGTTCGCGGATGGCCTTCACATCTTCCCAACCTCTGGATTGCATATCATAGATCAGCCTCATTTGTTCACGGATCGGTTGCATACCGCCACGGATATCTTCCAGCAGGATACGGACGGCCCCGGTCTGACCGGCCAATAGGTCGATGCTTTCCTGGGAAGCTTTGGCATACGCGCCTTTCAGGGTATTTTCGGATATATCTTCTTCTTTCTCCGGCTCTTCCACCTTATCTTTCATCAGGCTATCAGCCCAACCGAACTGCCTGTCAATCTCTTTTTGCAGTTCTTCCGCCATATTATAGATATAATCCTGTTCCCAGCCGGAAAGGACATTGTCGGCATAGAACTCCTTCAGCTTGTCACGAATCTTCTCCATTGCACCGGAAGATTCCGTTGCAGCCTTGATGGATTCTGTGACCATCTGGCGCATCATTTTTTTGACGGTATCTTTCGCTGATTCTGCCCGGTCCTCACCGGAAGCCCACGCTTCGGCTTGTGCGTTAGCGAAGTTGTCAATGGCGGATTTCAGGTCTTCACCGAAGATGGCATCTTTGGCCTTCTCCTTGTTTTCTGCTATAACGTCGTTGATTTCCTCGATTTGTTCCTGCCACTCCTTGATACGGCTGTCATCAGTTTTTTTCTTGTCCTGTTCCTCTCTGATCTGTTGCTGGATAAGGATCTTCTGTTGCTCCAGCAGCTTGTTGTTCTGCTCAATCATTTTGGAAGCATCCTTTGAATAGGCCTTCTCGATTGACTTTTCCAACTTACCGTAAGATTTATCCAATGTATCAATTTGATCCTGCAACCGCTGGATACGTTTCTCGTTCTTCTTGTCATGGATTTTGGCGATGGCACCGGCCAAAGATGTAACGACACCAATGGCAGCACCGGCAGACGCACCGAGTGGACCGAACATGGAACCGGCTTTCGCACCGTTCATTGCAGAACTTACAGTGTCCATAGCCACACTGAAACCTTCAGCTATCCCACCGAATACACCACCAAACGAATCTCCGAGCTTCGAAAACGTGTCAGAGAGGAACTGCCCGGTCTGCATAATTTCACTCATGCCCTCTTCTATTTCTGCCAAACCTTCTTTTAACTTCCTGGCATCACTTTCAGAGGTAAAGACTTTTTTTAGGCCATTTGAAACTTTATTAAAAGAGGTTTCCATTTGGTCGGCTTCACGGCGGACATTGGCTATTTCATCCTTGATGGCCTTCAACTGATCCGGTGATTTGCGAAGCACATCAAACTGTTCTTTGGTAATACCGAATGAATTATCAGAGGAATATTCCCCTCTTTCAAGAAAAGACAAGAATTTTTCCGCTTCATCCGCAATGGCACGAATAGAGGTGATATTCTTTTTACTCATATCATCAAACAACCGGGTGATGATGGAGGTGCTCTTTTGGGCTTCATTATCCACGTCCGCCAGCTCTTTCTTCATACCTTCTGCAAGGGAAAGCCGTTCACCTTCCGTTGTGGCCTTTGCTATCTTCTCATTATAAAGCTCCGTGATAGCCTGACGCTTTTCCAAATATGAACCATATTCTTTCAAGTATTCGTTCATGGCGCGTTCTTCTGCTTCAATCTGCTCATGGATAACATCAGATGTCGCATTTCCTAATTTGGCCCCAGCATTGACTTTTGCCATTCGGATCTCAATCGTCTGCTCTTTAGTCAACTTTCCGCCTTGTGCCTCTCTCCATTCTTTTTCTCTTGCACGGATAGTATCCAACTCTCTGTCATAATCAAGATTCAACTGGGCGATCTTCTTGTCGGAACCTTCTTTCATCAGGTCAATTTCGGATTGCTGGTTTTGACGACGAAGGGATAAGAGTTCCTTTTGAAGTTTTTTCTGTTTCTCAAGTTCTTTCTGATCTACAGGTTTTGCAAACTTCGTCTCTTCTTGTTCTGATTGGCTATTTACCAAAGCCTCTGCTTTTGTACGATCTTTTAATCCTTGTACAACGATCTCTACTGCTTTCTCATGTTCTATCTTTAGCTGCTCATTCCGTTTTCGCAACCGACGTAATTCAAGTGCTTCCGGGAAGCTAGTGTCAATCCAACTTTTTTTATCTAATTGAGAAATCCGTTTACTATTTTTAGCCATCTCTTCTTCAATGGAATTCACAGTGGCACGTTGTTGTGCCATAGTACGATCATCTATCGACTTGGACAACATCTTGTTGACTTCAACCATATCCATTAAAAGGAATTTCTGTAGAGAAAGATTCTTCAATTCATTCGGATAAAGCTCTTGTAACTTTTTATAAGCTTCAACCTTTTGCAAAGTGGACTTATTTTCATCTTGCAACATACCCAACATTTCTTCCGTCTGACTTCTCATTCCGTCAGACCATTCTCTCATTTCTGCGACTCTCTTATTATGAGCAGCCAATGCCTTTTCCGAAGCTGTAGCCTGTGTCGCAAGTTTGAATATTGCATATCCCAATGCGGTAACACTTGCCACAGCTAATACATATGGATTTGCAAGAGCTGCCTTTCCTGCCGCCAACATAGCAACAGCCTGTTTTCTTAAAGCACCGGTAAGTAATGCTGTAGCTGTCGTATGTTGAATTGTCGCTAATCGGCTTAGAGCAGATGATTTTACATACGAATGTTGAGCTACCTGAACTAATAGAATAGCTGTTTTATATGAAAGAAAAGCTCCAGCTGCATTTTTTACCAACGATTCAAGGTTTGATATTGTACCTTCTATATCGTTATTCTCAAATGCTTCATTAAAAGCCTTGGCAATATCGGAGACTTCTTTCAGAATCTTCTCTCCCAAAGGACGCAAATAGGCCTGTACATTATTAGCCAACAATGTAAGCTGATTGTCTGCAGCATCTTTCATCTTCTCAAACGCGGCTTCCGTAGCTCCTAAAGAGTTCTGTAACTCTCCGAGATCACTCGCTGCCGACTTAGCATTCTTTCCGGTCAAAGCCAATGTTGCAGCCAATCCTTCATCCGTACCGAGCATTTCCTTCATCTTAGAAGCAGAACCGCCAGCCTTCTCGTTAATCAACTGCAATGCTTCCTGGAAAGTACGCCCTTGAAAAGCGGCATCCCCAAGTTCTCCGGCAGTACCCTGGATAGCAGCCCGGATTTGGGTCATTGCCTGCGCTGTCGGCGTACCCTGTTTGGTCAATGAAGCGACTGCACCCAACACCTGATCAATACTGATCCCGTATGCGGCCGCAATAGGCGCAACCTGGGCTATGGAGGCTCCTAATTCGCCAAATGTAGTCTTACCCAATCGGACAGTTGTAAAAAGCTGATCCGAGACTGTACCAGCCTCCTCTGCTGACATCTTATAAGCATTCAGGATCGTTGTAACAGCATCGGCTGCCGTCTCGGTTTCTGTAAGCCCTCCCACGGCTGCTTTAGCCGAAACTTCTAGAATCTTCATACCATCTGCCCCATCATGACCGGCAGAAACAATACTATAGAGTGCTTTGGCGGCCTCCGGAGCCTTAATCGGTATCTCTTGGGTTATGGACATAACCTGATTCATAAAACCGGTCATATCATCCGTCACCTGTGTGGAAATGGTCGCCACTTCCAGCATGTTCTTCCGGAACTCTTTTTCAAAGTCGTATGAGCTTTTTGCAGCTTGTGCAAAAGCAGTTGCCGCACTGATACCGATACCACTGAATATATCAAAAGAGGTCACCTCGCTTGCCAGAGTCTTGATAATTCCCATAGCCTCGCGTTTCCCCTCGTAAAAGCCAGAGTTATCAAATCCTGTCGCAACATATAGCGCTCCCTCCCTATTTCTAATTCCCATAATGCGTTTATGGTAAAATATAAACTAAAAGCATTTGTATTCAGGAATCTTTTGTATATTTGCTGTATGAGTCCAACGGTTTTTTATAAAAATGGAATGCGTTTCTTTTTCTTCTCTTTAGAAGAAAACAGAATGCATATACATATCAGACAGGCAGAAAAAAAGGCTAAAATTTGGATAGAACCTTCTATTTCTTTGGCTGAGAATAAAGGTTTTTCTTCAACTGAAATTTCAAACATACTAAAGGAGGTACAAAAACATGAGCGTATTATTAGAGAAAAATGGAACAACCACCGCGGAAGTAACAATGATTAATGCACGCGGTATCCTCCTTTTCGTAGGAGGAAAGGAATATTATCTATCGTATGACAGATATCCTTGGTTTAGAAATGCAAAAGTCTCGGATGTATTGGATGTAACCATGCCGGATGAAGAATCGTTGCGTTGGGATGCAATCGATGTAGATCTTGAGATCGATAGCATAATTCATCCGGAACGTTACCCGATATCTTTTTAACGAACAAAGCCCTGCTAACTTCACAGTCCGCAGGGCTTTCTTACTACCAAACAAATCAAAATTTATCACTATGACAAAACCTTTTCTCTACTTTCAATATAATATATAGTTATGCAGATAAAACTTTCTTTATCCGTTTCACATGGCCTGTATCGAAGTCAACCATTTCAACCCATTCTCCATCTTCCTCTTTAATTGACGTATCTTCCGAATGAAAATCTTTGACCCTTCGATTCATCAAATAACCACGTTCACGAAGCATGCCGACCAACAAAACAAAGCTGCTATCCAATATTTGTTCATGAGAATAGCCGAAAGCCTCGTTGCAGGTCACTAAGAACATGAAGCTGCTTTGAGGGCCTTCTTCTTCCATGTCTCGCTGTTTTTCTGAAGGGCTATTATCTCCACTTCGCTTAACGGGCTCACAGCTTCCAGCGCTATGATAGTACGAGAAAAAGGGTTACAGCCTATCCGGTACAAGACGGCATTCAGAAGGATATAGATATCCTCCCATGTACAGTTGTCTTTCAGAACTTCCCGGAACCAGGCCGGCATATCACCTTTCTTATTATGAATGCCAAGGCATACGATTTCAAAAATAAGTTCGTCATATTTGGCTATCAGTTCGGCGACTTGATTGGAAAATCCTTTATTCTTATCAGCAATCAAAACCTCTCTATCCTCTTTATCGATATAAAGCAAAAGAGGCTTTATTCGAAACCAGGTGCGGACAGTGATCGGGGTTATGGCGATACTATCCCCTACCGTCTTTCCTTCCGGTAATGATTCAAGCCGGGTAAATTCAAACGGAATGGTTACCGGCTGACAAGAAACGGATTCACTTTCTAACTGGAGTACTTGTTTTACACTCATATTTTCGATTAAAATATAAAAGCCCCGGATAGTTCCGAGGCTTTCGATAACCTAAACAACAGTCCTTAATTATTCTGCTGCTTGTACGGCTTCTGTTTCTGCGCTTGTCTTCTCTCCGGAATACAAACCGTTTGCCATAAACTTGACAAGGATTTTATCGCCTTCATTTTCCGGCTGGATCATATAACTGTCACCAATAGCCCCCTCAATATCTTGGGCTTCTCCCTGGCCATCCACTTTACGTTGCCATTGGAAATCACCAGTCGCTTCCGCTGGTGTCAAGGTGGCCATAAGCGTTTCACCAACTTTGGGTGTACCGGTGATTGCAACTGCCGTTACCGGAGTAAGGGTTACATTCATCACCGCCCGACCGAACGAAGATCGTTGCTGCCCTGCAGAGGTAATTGCTGCCAAACGGGTACATTTAACTAGCAAAAGGTCTGTTTGTTCTGAAGACGGAGCCTGACTCAAGCGGGCACTGACTTTACAAATGGCAAATGTATATTCCGTATACTTACCTTTGTACGGTGTTGTCTGTATCTTGAACGATTTGCGGATATTTGGAATATCAATCGGAGCATTCCACTTACCACCACTTACAGAACCACCACAAAACGCGAGCATCTCCTGAGCTGTCGGCGACGGGATAGCAAATTCAAAACTATCCGGGTCGCCAGCTTTATCGAATGACTCCCAGGGATCTTTCATCCCTTCCGCACGGAAATCGACAGAGGTCGCTTCATTGAAATTAAAAGCAACTGAGCCTTCATGAACGATCGGACACTGTGTATAAATAGAGGCCGGAACACCATCACCGGGGTCACCATATCCTAAGAAGGATACGCCTACCGCCAAACTTCTTTCATTAGCCATATTCTTAATCTATTTCTGTTATTACTTCAAATCTTATATTCGTACAATCGAAGCCTTCTTTTGCTTCGCCAAGAGGTTCGGACCATACGATCCGAGATTTCCAATACATGCCGAAAGGAGGTGTGATATTTCGTAGTGCAGACTTAACTTTTCGTGTCACTCCTTTCATTAACTGACGGTCAGGCATACCGTTCTTCTGCTTTTTCACAAATACATTGATATTGACCGAACCTTTATTCACAACATCTGTTTCATTTAGTGTAAGCATTCGGATTGTGATGTGATTCTTTGTCTCACCATCACCAGAGCAATCTTTGTACAAGATAAAGCCGGTACTGACCGGTTCAACTGCATCATACACGATATCTACTATATCAAACTGATCAGCCATATCAATATCCTTTCTCCGCTAGTTTGTTGAATAATATCCGACTCTGTTTCTTAATCCATTCTTCGGTATGGTCGGAAGCAACAGAGATAACATCCAGGTTGTCGATTGCTTCCACATAAACAGCGTATGGCATGGCGGCTACCCCAATCAATACCCAACCTCTCTTATAAAGAGGTATCAGCTCGGAAACCAACCGTTTCGCTTCACGTATACCTGTCTGTTTATCTGTTCCCGATGTGGATTGTTTGTAATTCTCAGTCAATATATCGCCATCCTTGACGATCACATAACCGATAGAGCTACGGAGGTTACCAGTATGATCCTGATAGTTTCCTTTCTTTCGGGCAATCTTCACGAACTCTTCCCCGGCACGTTGCAATAATTTGTATATCCGCTCTTCCGCCCGGTCCACAAAATAATCAAACCAACGTTCTACTTCTCTATCGCTCCACATCGGAGTCAAACCACCTTTCCTTGCCATCGCTATACATAAATTACAGAGTGAGTCTGAAACGGCTCCCAACAGATAATATCCACATCGAGAGCGATACTATCAATCCGGATATGCTTCGCATTTTCCACAGGACGGGCCTTTGTCGAGAACTCACCGTGTACGATAAATTCCTTCCCATCGACATTCCGCTTCAATTGCTGTCCGCTATTGGATGGAAAGTATTGCCCTGTAACCTCTATTTCCGTCGGTTCTCCGGCAACCCATTCCCCTTTTACCAATTGTCCGGATTGGATTGTTACTATCGCTTTATGTGAATACCGTCTTACCATCTGTTTTGCGCCCTTCCTTTTGGAACTTCAATCTTATTCCCGATCAGTTCTGCTTTCTCCGGTTCTCCACCTTCCCTATACAGCCGTTTTGCCGTAGCGTCATACCAGGAACGGGGATATGTGATAGAAAGCTTGTTTTCGGTAAAGTCTGGCAGACCACCGACCATGGAATAAAGGTCGGCAGCCACCAGCTTTTGTTTTTGAATATCGATCGTCTTACTATCTTCTGTACCTTCAAAACCGCGTCCCGGCAAAACGACGTTATCCAAAAAATCTTCACAATCCGCGAGACCGGGATAAGCTAGTATTGTATCTCGAATCGTCTTAGCCATGATTGTTATTCTCCGTTTTCAGTATCCTGAATCGTTTGATCTTCCGGTTCAACAGTTTCACCTAAGAATGTTGCCGGGATATCATCCGTACCTTCAGTATCTTCAGATGCGTTCCAATCCTTGCCGTCCACCTTCATAATGAACATGGCATCCGGATCATTTACGACAGGAATAGCATTTGCTTCTGCCTTCGTCCATTCCTTGAACGGTTCCAGTTCTGACCATTTGGTTACCAATACCCAATCCTGTTTTACCATGATGGCAATCTTCTGCAAGGTAGCGGAAGATTCGGCTGCAATCGGTCCGTGTTGGATATCACCAACCTTCAAATCCTCCAAGAAACATACACGTTTACGCTCCCACGGATTGATCGTCTTACGACGATGAGCCTTGTCCTCGATACGGACAGACGGATTCACAGTAATGATCTTCACCGGGATTTCCTGTTCGGCCAGATACTCGTTGATAAGATTTTTCGTCACCAATATTTTTGAAGACGAATTAACCCATGCCTTCAATGTGTCGAATGTTGATTTCTGCTTCTTCAACAAAGAGAAGTCAGCCACGTGCATCACTACATAGCGAATCGTTACTCCCTCGGCATAAGCAGCAACAACCGTATCTTCGATATCCTGCAAGCCGTTAGCCGTTGAAGCGTTGCTCCAATCTACAGAAGATTTACGCTGGTTCT